GGCCCCACGTGGTATGCGCTCCAGCTGGTATGCCTCCGGGGCGCTCACGCGGCCGTCCTCTGCCACGGCGTGCGGGTCCAGCGGGTGCATTTCCGGCACTGGGCCCGGGTCAAATGTCTGCAGCTCCAGCTTGTCACGCTTGCGCAGTATCAGGTCATACAATGGCACGCTGCGGCCCTGCGGTCCCTGTGGCTGCCAAATCGGGTGCATGCCGTCCTCTGGCAGGTGCTCATGGCCCACGCCGGCCAGCTCCGCGGCCACGGCTGCCTCCACGTCGTCCATGCCCGGGCCCGGTGCGTCCCCAGCAAATAGCACGTCAATGTCCTGCGGCATTTCCCCATTGGCAAAGCTGCCCACTATGGAAACAAAGCCCGGTGCCAGCATGATGTCGCCGGCCTGCTCTGCTGCTGCGCGTATCCATTTCAGGCCCTCAGCTTTCAGCACTCTGTTGGTGGCCCGGTCCAAGTCGCTGATTGTCCGGCGCTCCAGCCCGCGGCGCTTCATTTCCTTCACGATTAGCGCATGCACTTTGATAAAGCCCTCACGGTTCAGGCCCCGGACACTGCCGCCTGTGGTGGTCCATAGCTGGTGCATCCGCAGGCGCTTCATTAGCAGGTCTTTGTCGCTGATGTCGCGCAGCTCTTTTGCCGTGATATTGGCCAGCAGGCCGGTGGCTGGCTTGGTTCCGTCTGGTACAAAGTCGCGGCCGGTAACGGGCAGGGTGACGTTGTTTACAAAAATCCGGTTGCCGCGCACTCTGTCCTTCCACCAGTCAATGGGTTTTTTCAGGCGCCGCATGCTCAGCAGGTCATAGGCCCACAGCTCTGGCTTGTCAGGCCACCAGCTGCGCCGCTGGGCCTCTGTGGCCCGGTGTTTCAGGCGCAGGTCCTTGAATTGCTGCATATTGATTTTTCGCTGGTTTCCCCATTTGACTATACCATACACGCGGGTGCTGCCCAGCCAGTAGCGTTTGCCCTCCACGTCAAAGGGTTTGCCCTTCAATAGCACGGTTTTTTCGCCGTTGTAAACCATGCCGGCAAACGGTTCTACCAAATACATTAAATCAAGGGTCATGCCCTTGTCTGCCAGCTCCACGGCCGGCTCAGGGTCCGCGGCCTGCACGTCTGGGCCATTGCCCACCCACGGGCGGCCCGTCAGGTCCAGCTCCACGTTTTTGGCGTATCCATGCACGCCTTGGGGCATTTTGAATGGTGCCGGCTTGCGCAGGCGCCACACGTTGGCCACCTTGTACTCGTACAGCTTCCGGGCTGCTGGCCACCATTCTTTGCGCTCTGCCTCCGTGATTAGGTGCTTGTCATGGCGGCGGGTGAATGTGGGCACGTCAATTTCCCTTGGCGCGTCCAGCTGCACGGCCCCCAGCACTTCGTTGCCGCTGACAATCCACATTGTTTTGCCGGCTGCATCGTATGGCTTATCCTTTACAATCCAGCGCTTTTCGCCCTCGGCCAGCATGCGGCCGTGCGGCTCTACAAGGTGCAGGGCGTCCAGTTTCATGTTGGTGCCTTCCCGGCGGGCTATACCAGCCCGGCCTTGTCCATTTTATGCCAGCACGGGCTGCAGGCCCCGTATTCAAAGTCCAGCGTGGTGTCCCACTTTTCAAAATCGGCCACACGTTTGCATTTGTCGCACAGCAGCCCGTACATTTCCCGGGCAACATGGGACAGGTCAATGTGCGGCGTTGGTGCCTGCACTGTCATGGTTGCGGCCGGTGTGCTCTGCTCTGGCCGGCTCTGCTTGGGTTTGGTCCTGTTTCTCGGTGCTCTTTTGGTTTTCGTCGCGCCCACGATGTCCTCCTGATTTATAATTGAAAGCCCGGCTGTGGTTCCACGCCCGGGGTGTTTTCTGTCCGTTCCCACGGGTCGCCTGTGACTGCTGCCACCACGGTGCTGCGGCAGTTGAAATGGTTTGGCGGCCAAATCTGGCTCCATATCGGGTCCGTGCTGGGCCGCGTATATGTGTCGTACATTTCGCAAAATTCTGTTGTTCGTGGGTCAATGATGGCCGTGTATTCGTAGGCTTCAATGTATCCGGCCAGCTCCGGGTCCCGGAAAGCTCCCAGCCTGCCGGTGTTGAAAGCCTCGGACAGGTTGGTGCGCACGATGGTTTCCAGCCGGTTGGCGGACAGCAGCACGCCGTCCTTGATTTCCCCGGTGACAAGGTACTTGTCAAAAACCTGCCCCACCTGTCCCATGATAGTGGGCACGCTGTGGCCACGGGCAATGCCGGTTTGCAGCACGTATTTCACCTCTGACAAAATGCGCTCACGCTCCACGCCGGTGACGGTAAAGGCTCGCCGGTCGTACTGCAGCAGCATGCGGCGCAGCACAGGGCTTTTGTTTTTCATGAAGTCCAGCGCCTCTGCAGGTGTGGCGGCATCGGCCACAAATATGTTGGCCTCCCGGCCATGCAGCAGGCCCTCTGCAAAGTCCAGTTTTTTGCCTGTGGCTTTTTGGATTTCATCCGCGGACCGGGCCACGCCGCTGGCAAAGTCCACGTTGTAAAAGTCATTCATTGCCTGCCGAAAAGCGTTCATCTGCGCAGGTGCCAGCACAAATTTGGCCACGCTGCTGGCCTGTTCTGCTGCTGTCATTTTGCCCGGGGTGAGTATGGCCTGCGCCCGTTTCACGGTGATGGCCTTTACTTCCCGCATGATTGGCTCCAGCTTGGCCATTGTGTCCTTTGACAGTTTCAGCCAGTCGCGCTGTATTCCCTGAAAGTCAACGCGCTTTTCGGCAAATGTCAGTGGCCGGCTGTACTCGCTGGGCTTCACCATAAGGTCGCGGCGGTCGGCCATGCTGGCAGTGGCCGGTTTGCTGCGTGTGCCATTGGCAAATGCCTGCCATGCCCCCCAGTTGTCTGTCAGGTCCTCCAGCAGCTCCACGTAGCTGCGCAGGCTTTCATGGCTTGGCCAGTCGCCCGGGATGGTTTCCGCTGCCAGATAGGGCACCACGCTGCCCAGCATGTGGGCGCGTAGGTCGTTTGGCGCCGTTGCGGCGTCCGTGTTGTATTTCCGGGTAAGAAAATCGCCGGCGCCGCTGCTGTCGTTGGCCTTTTCCGGCAGGTCGTCCACAGGGGCCTTGCCGGCCTGTTTGGGCTGTGGCTTTTCTGGCTCTGTTTTGGGTTCCTCGCGTGCAGGAAATTCCAGCCCGTCCCTGATAAAAGGCTCTGCCGGGTCCAGCACTCCCACCGTGATGGCATCCTTTACGCGGGCCATGTAGCTGTCCAGCCGGTCGTCATTCATTGGCTTAAATCTGAAAAACGGGTATGCCTGCGGGCTTGGATAGTTCCAGTCAATCAGCCGCCGCAGCAGCTGCTCGTCCAGCGTGTCCTCCATGATGCGGCCAAGGTGGTTAATCACCAGCGCAAACGTGTTTAGGTGGCTTTTGCTCATGGCCAAGCTGCCGCTGCGCTGGCCTTCCTCTGTCACCAAGCTGGGCAGCAGGATGGCCCGTGCAATAGCCCTGTCATGGTATTGTATGGCCTCGTGGTAGGTGGCGCGGCCCTTCATTTCCTCGATGCGCTCCAGCTCCATGTTGCCGGGTCCAAATGCGCTTGTGCCGGCCTGCAGGTTTTTCACAATCATTTTGGCCCGCTGCTTGGTGGCCACGCTCAGGCCCTCGGGTTCCTTGGTTTTGCCCTCACCCATTTGGGCGTCCTGCAGGATTTTCAAAAATATGGTGGGCATGCCGTAGCGCTCCAGCGCCACGCTCCAGAATTTCAGCACGGCGTCCTTTATGCGGTAATTGCGAAAACATGCCCTGTAATCGCTTTCCCCGTACACGTTGCCAAAATCGCCGTTGTAGGTCATAATGATAAACTTTTCAGGTGGCAGTCGGCGGCCTGTTTTGTTGCCGTGGCCCAGCAGCATGCTGTCGCCCTGCAGCAGTCCGTCCACGCCGTCGTGCCGCTTGGTTTTGATATTTCCAAATTCATCAAGGTCAAAATCGAAAAACTCCGGGTTCTTTGTTTTCAGGGTGCGCAGGCCGATTTTCCCCTTGTATGGCCCGCGGTCGTAGGGCTCAGATAGATTGATTTCCGTTATGCTGTAGCCGTATCTGATGCAGCTGTAAATCTGCCGCATGGCCTCCGTGATTTCGCCGGCCATGTGCTCCAGATTATAGCGGGCAAAATCTGCCATTTCTTCGGCCCGTGGCTCCACTTCCGCGTCCGCTGGCAGGATGTCCCAGCCTGTTGACAGCCGGGCCTGCAGTTTCATGTTGGTGGCGTTGCGCACCATGTCGTCCCGGCGGTACATTTCCGTGTACTTGGGCAGGCCAAAACGGCCCACCACGTCGTCCGGGTTGTAGTAGTCCCGGGTGCCGTACATGCCACGGTTTTGGGCAAACACGGCTAGCTCCTCCATCATGTGCCTGTCAAGGGGCACTTGGTCGTCGCTCATGTCAATGGCCGTTTCCGGCTTGTCCTGCTTTTTGAAAACGTCCAGCATGCCCATTTAAAGGTCCTCCAATGTTGTGCGCTCTGTGCCTTCAACGATTCCGCTGTTTTCTTCCGTCAGGTCCACCATTTGGTGGCGGCCAAATCCCAGTTTATAGTACAGCTCCCGGGCCCCGGCAGCGTACAGCTTGGCAAAATAAAGGTGGTCGGCGCTGGTATTTATCCAGCGCACTGTCATTTCTCCCGTGTTGGTGTCCTTTTCAATCACGCGCTTGGGTGCCATTAGGTGGGCGTACAGCTCCGGGTCCTCATTGGCATGGGCTGGCAAGTATGTGCGCTGCTCTGAAAAATCGCGCTCCACGCAATCGCAGGCAAATGTCCGGTTAATTGTGGCCACGCGGTTGGCCTCGTCAAAGCTGTGCAGCAGCTGGGCGTGTTTGGATTTGGTTGCAAAATAGGTGACGGCCGCGGCGCACTTGGCCTGCCGCACCCATTCCCGGGCCTTGCGTGTTTCCGGGTTGGCGTCTATCAGGGCCACGTTGGGCCTGAAATGTGCCACTATTCTGTCCAGCTGTTCAAATGTTTGCACTGCTCCAAATGCCACAGGCGGGTTGGTGCCGTCCTCGTTGTCGGCCTCCACCCAGTAGTGCAGCCTGCTGCCCACGTCTATGCCCATAAATGTGCCACCTTGGGCGCCACTTGGCAAATGATAGCCCTGCCGCAGGCATTTGTCCAGCATTTCCCGCGTCACTTGGCTGCCCTTGGGGCTGTAGGCTTGGCCAAGGTCGTAATTGTAAAAGGCTTGGCGCTCGTATTCCGTTTCCTGCAGGCTGTTGTGTACCAGCTCGGCCAAGTCCGCGCGTGGGTTCATTAGCTTGCTGATGTGATAGCCCACCAGTCCCACGCCGGGCTGCTGTGGTATCCACCGGCCCACTGCCCCACGGTCCAGCGCGGCACCACACCGCTGGCATGCAATCTTGATTTTGCCCGGTTTTACAATGTTTTTTTGCCTGCACAGGTCGGCCGTTTCAGCGCTGAATTTCACGGCCTCCCATGTCAGTGGCTGCTCATGGCCACATTTTGGGGCCGGGCAGCATACATGCCACAGGCGTTGGTCGCTTTCTTTGTGGCGTTTGTCAATGCCCACTTCCGGGAAACGCGGGTGCGATACGTCGCGCAGGTATTGGTGCACGCTGTCGCCGTAGCGCTTTTCAATGGCCGGCAGCACGTCGTAGGGAAAAAAATCGTATTCATCCCGCACCACCATGTCCACGCTGGCACTGGTTACTTGGTCCTGCTTTTGGGCCCCGCTGAAATATACAAAGCGGCTGCCAAGGGACATAATGCCCACGTCGTCCGTGCCCAGCAGTCCGTGCAGGTATGGGCTGCTGCTCACGGCTCCCTTTACTCTGCCCTTCACAAATTCGTTGCATTTTTTGGTGGTCGGGAAAGCATAAAAAACATTCCAGCCGTGGGCTGTCATGCGCCAAAATGTTTCGCTCAGCAGGTACTCGGAAATGCGCACCTGCGCGGCCTTCATAATCATCTTTTGCTGGGCCTGCAGGGTGTAGATTTCATCCAGCCAATGCTCGTGGAAAAGATAGGGCACGCCGTCGCGCACTTCTGGCCTGCGGTGCTGCACCCATGCAATCAGGTCATGCTTACGGAAAAGGTCAGCTGTTTTTCGTGGCTCTGCGCATAGCGTGGCGGTCAATTTTTCCGCTTCTGATGCTGTCAATTATGGCCTGCTCCAGTGTTTTCTCGTCCACCTTGCTGGTGGTTTCCGTGCTGCTTTCTGGTTCACCAAGTAGGTGCATTTCCTCTTTAATCAGGGCCACCAAATCGCTGGCACGCCACTTTTCCATGCTGCCAATGGTCAGCAGCGTGCGCAGTTCGTGCTTGGCCTCGCGTATCAATTCCACGTTGCGCAGCTTGGCCTCTGCAATCTGCAGCTGTGCCATTTCCCTGAATTTCTCGCTTGCCTCCATGAAAAACTCGCGGCGCTTTTCCACCCAGCTGTCAGCTGCCGCCCGGGCCTCTACTGTTTTCTGGTTCAGTCCGCTGCGCTTGGCAATGATGCGCAGGGGCAGTGGTGTCTGGTTTGTCACGTATAAATCTTCCCATTTGTTCCAGTTGGTATTTTTCCGGCCCCCACGGCGCGGGGCATCTGGTGGCAGCTTGTCGCCTTTCTTCAATGGCTTGCGCTTTTTAATCACGGCCAGCTTGGGCTTTTTCGCTGTTGGCTTCATGTGTTGCTCCCTGTTTTCCGGGTAAGAAATTCGCCACGCGGTCCGGGTGCCCGGCGCCTGCGCAGCCTCAGCGTGTAGTTTACTCCATAGCGCACCATGTTTTCCACTTCGTTGGCATGCAGGCCAAAATCCCGGGCCAAATAGCTGATGGTGTCGCCTGCCAGCCAGCGATACATTATGGCCTCGCCCACTGGCATGCCCAGCAGGCGCCGTTTGAAATAGTCGCGCAGGCGTGTGGCGGCAGGTGTCATTGTTAAAACTCCATAATGTAAAGAATATTTCGCATGCGGCCGTCGGCCTTGGCCTTGCGCATGCACACGTTGCTGGCCTTGAATGGCTCCCAGCGCTCACGTATTCCCTGCTGTATGGTCCGCGGCCTCAGTCGCTCCCGAAATTCTGCCGGCAGCTCGGCCTGCACGCGGTCCGTGCGTATGCCCTCCGGGTGGGCGGCCACCACGCGCTCCAGCTCCAGCATTGCCTGCTTCCAGAATGTCCAGCGCTTGGCGCTTGCCACACCGGCCGGCACTGTCCCGTCCTTGTGCCCGGCGTACAGCTGCACCTGCTGGTGCATGGCGTCCGGTTCGTAGTTGGGCCACGTAGCGCACTGCACGCGCAGCATGATGGCGTGGTTCTGCTGTTCTGGTGTGGCCTCTGCATGAAAGCGTGATTTTGTGGCATCGTAATGGCCCACCACCATGCAGCCCAGCCCGTTGGTGTGCAGCAGGCTCATGGCTGCCGGTGTCACCACTGAATTGTTGCCACGCTTTGTGCATATGTCCCAGTCAGGCATAGCCTTGCCGTAGCCCTGCAGCACGGCCACGCTGGTGTAGTGAAAATACGGCTTGCGGCGCAGGGCTTGGTCCAGCACGGCCAGCCCCATGCTGATTTTGCACTCTACGGCATGCAGTATGCGCTGGCCGTTCAGGTTGCCCTCCAGCACGATGTCCACCACGCCGCCGCCCGGTGCTGGCACTTCCTGCGCCACAGCCCACGGTCCGCCCACCAGCCAGCTGGGCTGGTGTTCTGTGGCCGCCTTACGCTGCAGCCAGTCCACCACGATGGCGGCAAGCTCGGTTTCTTTCATTCTATCGGGCCCCCGGCCTCATGCTCTGCGCAGCTGTCCACCATGCGCAGGAAAGCCTCCACGGGCTGCCTGTTTTCGTACTCATCCACCACAGCGCGCTGGCCCTGCAGGTGGCCCAGCATGG